ATTGGCGTCGGCGTCGCGTTAGGGCTAGGCATTCGTTGGACTCAGGATCAACTCTGCGCCCATGATGCTGATCTTGACCGGATCGGTGCCCGATAGCTCATAAACGCGGTCGCGCAGCTTCAGGGTCATGCCCATGCGCCGCCAGAACACCCGGCGGTAGTACTCGCCGATCTTGCCGATCTGCGCCCAGTGCTCGTTGCCCCATGTGTGGCCGCCGTCGTCCGACCAGCGCAGCATGACCTCGGGGTTGCTGCCTTGGCCCAGATTCAGGCCAGTACCGGCCTCAATGTCCAGTTGCAGGCTGTGCTGCGCGGTGCGCTTGAGGTTGTTTTGGCCGGTGGGCAGCGCCCGCCACGACCGCAGCCACTTTTGAATCTGGCCGTTGTCCGAGTAGTCGTCCAGATCAAAGGCGTAGATGTTGCCGTTCTCGTAGTCGCCGACGACCACTTTGTTGTTGAACGCCATCTGGCAGTTGCTGCGGTGCCGGGTGAACTCGCCATTGCTCCAGCCAGCCCGCTCGTGCCAGGCTTGGGTGGCGGCGTCGTAGACCCAGGTCGTGTTGGCGCTCGGGAAGATCAGCACATAAAAGCTGTGGCCGTCCTGCTGGTAGGTGTACGCGATGGCGTCCGACAAATCGCTGTACTGCTGAATCTGCCACTCAACGGCGTGGGTGCTAATGCGCTGGCCGGTGTAGCCGTTGGCCCGGTAGACCATGCCTTGGCCCCGGCGGTCACGCCCAAGCCAGAACAAGGCGTTGTCCATCTTGGCAACCGAAAACGGGGCCGCGCAGCCCAGCTCGTTAAACGCGCCTTGGATGCGCTGGAGCGGGAAGTCGGTCGCGCCGGAGTCGTACCAAACTTCAATCGAGTTGGTGCCAAAGGCCCAGATTTCGCGGAAATTAGACGCCACGGCAACCAGCCCGTCAGGCGAGCCCTCGGTGCTGGCAAACTCCAGCGGGTCAATCGACGTGCCGTCCAGCAGCGCCGTGATCCACATCTTTTGGCTGTTGGGCTGGTTGAAGACGAAGTAGCCGTCGAGATACGCCACGGTCACGGCGCCGGGAAAATCCGGGTCGGTGATCTGCCCAAAAGCGTTGGTCGTGTTGTTGTAGATGTAGCTCGGGCCGTTGGCCGCGATGAAAAGCTGCGTGCCGTTGTCGGCCATGCTGACTGGGCCGGTGCCTGCCACGGTGCCCAGCAGCGTCGGCGCGTAGCTGTTGTTGATCTTGTAGAGTTGCGTGCCCGACACCACAAAGCCGGTGCCGTCTTGCGGCGAGAAGGCCCACAGGCCACGGATCGGGCCGGTGCCAATCGAGTTGAGCAGCTTCAGCCCCGGAGCGCGGTTTAGAAACGCCGGCTCCTTGCCCGCCTCGGGCACGATCTCGGGGAACAGGTTGACCATGCGGGCGTCGGCAGCATTGACGCTGCGAGCCACATAGGTCGAACCAAGGATCGGCGTTTTCATGCTTGACCTACCCTTTGCAAGCCTTTACCGGTAGTCCAAACAGTTTTGCCGACGCGCACGTTGATAGCGGAACCCAAGAACCGCTCCTCCAGCAAGTTGTATACGCGGCCAAGACGCACGCACACTTCGAAGGGACGAGAGCGAAAAGTGAACTCCATGATCAATAGTTGCCGGCATAGATGTTGAACCGCTGCCGCGTGGCAATCAGCGAGTACGGCATCGACATCACATCGTCCGGGTTGTTGATGCGCTTGAGGTTGCGCTTGCTGTACATTGCAATTCGCTGCACTTGGGGACTTGGCTCGATGCCAAACTCCGGCGCGATCTCGCAGGCCAAGTTGTAGGTAAACGCCCGCAGGTAGCCTGGCGGGAACAGAATCTGGGTGGACAGATTGGCCGGCTGCGTCAGCTCTTGGACGCTGATAAAGTGGAACTCCAGCAGCCGCGTCGGGCGCGGGTAGATGAAGATGTCAAAGTCCGGGTAGGTGTTGTTGACGAACATCACCTGCGGGTACGTCGAGGTCACGGTCTTGACCGCGATGCCGTCGTACTGCTGCTGGTTGATCAGCTTGATGCCGTACGACACGCCAGTACCGGGGTCTTTGAAGTAAGTGGCGTCGTCCACCAGAATCGGGCGTACAGCAGTGCCGTTGAGCCGCACCAGCGAGCCGCTGGGGCCAAGGGTTGCGTTGATTAAGCCAACCGGCCAATTGCAAATCTGGTCGATGGTGGCAAAAACAGACAGGCGCTCGGTGTTCCACGAGTCGATCATCTGATTTAGCGCCATCAGGGAGTCCTGAGACACTGAGGCCGACGACGTTTCGCCCTCGGCTAGAACGCCTAGCAGCCGCAACGCCCGGTTAATCTGTTCGCCTGCGGTGTAGGTCGTCATGCTATTCCTCTTCGTCCTTTTTGCGCCGCCCGCGCCGAGGTGCAGGTGCTACCTCAATTTGCGGCTCGATCTGAGGCACATCTTGTTCCTCAGGATTGTAGCGTGACCAGCCGTGTTGAACATCAAAATCGGCTTCCAAGTCCATCACGGCAACTTTAGCGCCGTGGACGGGGTGTGTCAGGTAGATTGCGGCCATAGAGTAAGACGGGGGCACGAAGCCCCCGCCAATTTAGTTTGCAGACATGACGACCCAATCAGTCCCGTCACAAACGAGCATCGCAAACTTACCAGCGGTGTTGGTAAGGATGGCGGTGCCGGCCGTGTTGGAATTGAGGGGTTTCACGTTGGTTGCAGCAGAGTTGACTGCCTGAGCCGCAATCGTCTTGATCCAAACCACGCGGCCAGTGCTGGCCGAAGCGGTCGGGAACGTGACGGAAATTGCGCCTGTTCCGTTGCAAACCACGAAGTTTTCGGTCGCGCCCAGCGTGAACGAAGCGGCCTTGATGACCGGCGCGTTCAAGTCCAGTTGCGTGCCGCTGAGAGCGCCGGCGGCAGAGATTGACGCAGCGGTAACCGCGCCAGTGACCGTTACCGACTCAAACTCCGGGTCAGCAAACGCGACGCCTACTGCTTTAGTATTTGGCATGATATGTCCTTTTAAAAACAGGAGGCCGAAGCCTCCCGTTAGCTTAGACGCGGTACAGAGTCCAAGTCGTGTCGCTGGTTTTACGAGCGATAAACGAGGCCGAAGTACCATCGTTGATGGCCAGCGAACCGACAATCGTCCAGCCCGTGCCAGTGCCAGCGGCCATGGTGATGTCGCCGGTCGAGGTGCCAATGTTGACCACCACCCAGTTAAAGGTGCTGCCAACTTTAGCACTGGAGACCAGATCGTTCACACCAGTGACGCCGCCTGCTGTAACCACGATAGGCATCGTGTAGGTCGTGGCAGTGGTGCCAGGATTGGCGATCAGAATACCGCCAGTTACTTCAGCAGCCGTCAGGGTGACAGCGGAAGTGCCAGTTTCAGTAGTAGGGGCGGGCAAGTAGCCGATGACGGGTTCGTTGAGGTTGCCGTCGCCGACTTGATAGCCGCCTGCGCCATTAGGGAGAGCCATGATAAATTCCTTTCAAAAAGTTACGAATTGAAGCCCCCGAAGGGGCGTCAAAATCAACCCCACATCCGAACGCCCATCTGGGGACGGATGGTGCTGTAGCCGTACAGAACGTCAATACGGCAGGGCATACGGTCGTTGTTGATGTCGTACTGGCGCACCACACGCAGGCTGATGCCATTGTGAACGGCGCGAGCGGCCATGTCCACACCTTGCGGCAGGAGCAGGTCGGCGGTTGCGAAGGTGATCGCGTCCTTGTGGTACACCAAGTTCTGGGCGTACTGGCTGGACGGAGCGCCAACGAACACGACAGCCTTGTTGTTGCCAGGCAAAGCGGTCATGGTCGCCAGTGCATGGCTGGCCGAGTACATCGGAGCCACGGTCACAGTTGCGGTGGTGGTGGCGGTCGAAGAAGTCAAGGCCACGAACTGGAACAGCGAGCCGGTGGACTCACGAGTCTGCGGGTTCACAGCGTAGACATCGGCAATGGTAAACACGTCACCAACAGCGATGGTTTCGCCAGAGCCAACAGTCAGCGTCAGCGTGGTAGC